CCTGATGCCGCTCGGGTCATCCTTGATTCGCAGAGGTGGCGGGCAGAGAAGCTGAAGCCCAAGGCTTACGGCTCAAAGGTTGATGTGAACCACGGCGGCCAAGTCGCCATCAGCGCGACGGTTCGCTTTGTCGGCCTTGACTGAAGTTGATGTTGAGTTCCCGGAGTGGTCTAAGTCCCTCTTCGCTCCAAAGGCCCGGTTTCGCATCTATTACGGTGGCCGAGGTGGCGGCAAGTCTTGGGCAGTAGCCCGCGCTCTGCTGATCCAAGCGGCTCAAGCCCCGTTGCGCGTTCTCTGCACCCGTGAGGTGCAGAAGTCCATCAAGGATTCGGTACACCGCCTCCTAAGCGACCAAATCGCAGCCATGGGCCTCGGGCACTTCTACGAGGTGCTGGAGACTGAGATTCGCGGCAAGAACGGCAGCGTCTTTCTATTCGCTGGCTTGCTTCAGCACACCATCGACAGCATCAAGTCGTTCGAGGGTGTGGATCGCGTCTGGGTTGAAGAAGCGCACAGCGTCAGCGAGAAAAGCTGGAACGTCCTAGTCCCCACGATCCGCAAGGCAGGGTCGGAGATTTGGGCGACGTTCAACCCGCAGCTAGAGACTGACCCGGTTTTTGCGCGCTATGTGAAGTCAGGCCGCGCCGATTGCATCGCTCGCAAGGTCAACTACTCCGACAACCCTTGGTTCCCCGAGGTTCTCGAAGCCGAGCGCCAGCACGCCAAGGCCACCATGAAGGACGCCGACTACAGGCACACATGGGAGGGCGACTGCCTGCCGGCTGTTGAAGGCGCGATTTACTTCGATGAGGTTGCCGCAGCGGAGGAGCAAGGACGAATCCGCGACGTTCCCTACGACCCGCTTCTCAAAGTTCACACCGTCTGGGACTTGGGCTGGAACGATGCGACGACCATCATCCTTGTCCAGCGCACCGCCTCCGAGATTCGGGTGATTGACTACATCGAAGGCAGTCACCGCACCCTCGCCGACTACGCGCAAGACCTGAACGCCATGCGCTTGAACTGGGGAACCGATTGGCTGCCCCACGACGCTTACGCCAAGGATGTGAAGACCGGCAAAAGCGCCGTTCAGATCATCAACGCTCTAGGCAGAAATGCCCCGGCAACAAGAGACCAGATTCCCGAGCTGAACATAGAGGACGGCATTCGAGCCGCCCGCATCGTGTTCCCTCGGGTTTATTTCGACAAGACCAAGGCCGCACGCCTTATCGAGTGCTTGAAGCGTTATCGACGGCATATCAGCCAGGCCACAAACGAACCTGGCGCCCCGCTCCATGACGAATACAGCCACGGCGCTGACGCCTTCCGCTACCTCTGCGTGACCGCTGACCACATGGGCAACGCCTCTGGGTTTAAGCCGATCACCTACACGAACCGACGCAACGCATGACCAAGATGGACGAAAACGAGCTTCTGCGCTTCTTGGAAGCCGAAGCCGCCGCTGCCTACCATCACGTCAGCGGCACGATTGCGGCTGAACGTGAGCAAGGCTTGCGCGCTTACATGCGCGAGCCCTACGGCACCGAGATCGCTGGGCGCTCGCAAGTCGTTGCGTCTGACGTTTTCGACGCTGTAGAGGGGATGCTCCCCGACCTGATCGAAGTGTTCGCCTCGACCGATAAGGCCGTGGTGTTCGATCCTGTCGGCCCAGAGGATGTGGAAGGCGCAGAGCAAGCGACGAATGCCTGCAACCACGTTTTCTACAAGCAGAACAACGGCTTTCTGATCCTCTACACCGCGGCCAAAGACGCCCTCCTGATGAAAACGGGCGGGGTGAAATGGTATTGGGACTACAAGGACACCCCCACGTTCACGAGCTACCGTGACGTGAGCGAGATGCAGCTTGCCGCGTTCTTGGCAAGCAACCCCAAGGCCGAAGTTCTCGCCAAGGAAGAAGCGGAGCCCACGCCTGAGGCAGTGCAAGAAGCCGCCATGTACGGCATTGAGCCTCCCAAGGTCTTTTCCATGGTCAAGATCAAGACCGTGGAGAAGAAGGGGAAAGTCTGCATCTCCAACATCCCGCCGGATGAACTGCACGTTAGCCGCCGTCACAACTCGGTTCTGCTGAACGATTGCCCTTATGTTGCGCATGTGGTCGAAAAGACCGTCAGCGAACTGCGCCAGATGGGTTTTGATGTAAGCGCCGACGATGTGAAAGCCGCCGCAGACGAGGCCACTACGCAGGACCGCGAACTCCGCGACTCGTTGCAGGGTGGCCGCTATGGCTGGTGGCGCGATGACTCGCAGGAGCTGGACGAAAGCCGCATCCGTGGCTGGCTGCGTGAAGAGTACGTCCTTACCGACTTCGACGGAGACGGCATCGCAGAGCGCCGCCAGGTGTTCCGCCTCGGCAAGAAGATTCTGAGCAATGTCGAGTTCTCGCATGTGCCCATCGCTGCGTGGACCCCGTACATCCTCACCCATCGCTTTGACGGGTTCTCGGTTGCTGACCTGGTGGAAGACTTCCAGCGCATCTCGACCGACATTTGGCGCGCACAGCTCGATAACCTCGACCTCGCCAACAACCAAGAAACGGTGGTTCTGACGGACTCGCAGGGCTCCCCCTTGGCGAATCTGGACGACCTGCTGAACCGCCGCCCGGGTGGCGTGCTGCGTGAGTCGGTGCAAGGCGCAATCCGCCCTTACGCCGAACGCTGGCAAGGCATCGAAGCCATGCCCATGGTCGAGTTGCTGGAGTCGAAGAAAGAGAACCGCACCGGCTACACGCGCTATTCCCAAGGCTTGGATGGTGACAGCCTGAACAAGACCGCGACTGGCGTTAACCGCATCATGGACGCCAGCCAAAAGCGAATGAAGCTGATGGCGCGCATCATGGCGGAGGCTCTTGTGGCTCCGATGTTCCGTGGCATCTTCAAGACGCTGACGGACTACGGCATGGACAAACTGTCCTTCCGCCTGAACGGGAAGTTCGTCCAGTACGACCCGCAGGAATGGCGCGACGGCTACGACCTGTCCATTAACGTTGGCATCGGCACCGGCGACAAGATGCAGCAGGCGCAGTACCTGGCGCAAATCTCGCAGGTTCAACTTGCTTTGATGCAAACGCCCATGGCAGGGCGTGTGGTGACGGAGAAGAACGTCTACGCGCTGCAAGCCCGCATTGCTGAGAACGCAGGCTTTAAGAACCCCGCCGAGTTCTGGACTGATCCGAGCCAAGTCCCGCCTCCGCAGCCCCAGCCAAGCCCTGAGCAAATCAAGCAACAGGCGGAGGCTCAGAAACTCCAGTTCCAAGCGCAGCAAGCCAAGGAACTGAAGGCCATGGACTTGCAGGACTCGGCGCAGAAGTTCCAAGCCGAAATGCTGATGCAGAAGGAAGTGGACGCCAACCGCCAAGAGTGGGAAGCGCGTCAAAAGACCTTGGAACTCCAGCAGCAGGCCCAACTAGAAGCCCAGCGCCAGCAGTTCGAGACTGAGCGCGAAGCGATGCGCTTGCAGTTCGAGCGGTGGAAGGTGGAATACACCGCCGCCGTGGATATGCAGAAGCACAACGACGCGCAGGTCATGGCTGGCATGAACCACGCCCGTGATGACATGCGCTCAGAGCGCGAGGAAGCCCGCCTAGAGGCGCAGGGCCAGCGTGAAGTGGAGAACGATTGACCCCCGAGCAAGAAATGCACCGAGGCGACGAAGCCCGCCGCCTGCTTGAGAACGAAGTTCTACAGGCCGCGCTTGATGCCATCGAGTCTGAAGTCGTGAACCAGTGGGAACAGTGCCCCGCTCGTGACAAGGACGGCAAAGAAGCTCTGTGGCAACTGCTCAAGACCTCGAAGAAGTTCCGCCGCCTGCTGACTGGCTATGTCGAAACCGGCAACCTGGCACGCGAGAACTTGAAGCGCCACGAAGAAAGCCGCTTGGCCCGCATGGGTCGCGCTCTTCGTCGCGTGTAAGAAATCCCCGTAAGGGGTAAGCGCCCACCCTGGGAAACCTCGGTGGGCTTTTTTGCGCCCTAACTAGGCGCCTTTTTTTGTGAGTGAAGTATGGACACCGATCCGAACCCGGAAGTGTCTGCGCTGCTGTCTGCGCTTGACGATTCCCCCAAACCAGAGGCCACCGATACCGGCGAGGCTGACAGTGTGGAGGAACTTGAGGCGGGCAGTGCTGAGGAATCAGCGCAGGACGAAGCATCTGATGACCAAGAACAAGGCCTGATAAAGGTCGAGTTCGACGGCAAGACATGGGAACTCCCGAAGGGAACGCCCCCAGAGCTTGCCGAAGGCGTCAAGAAGATGGCCGACGACCTGAAGGCCGACTACACCCGCAAGACTCAATCCATCGCTGACATGCGTCGTCAGGCTGAAGAAACAGCCAAAGCCACGCAGATGCAAGCGGAACTCGTTGCAGCCAGTGCCACCAAGGTGGTGGAGCTGCGCGAAGTGATGCGACAGATTGAGCAGATTGAAGCCATCGACTTCAACGCCCTAGCCGACACAGACCCGCAGCAGGCAATCCGCTTGCAGGCGGCGCACACCCGGCTTTTGGCGCAGAAGGAAGCGAAGCAGCGCGAGGTTTTCGAGTCCCAGCAGCAAGCGCAGGCACTGACGCATCAAGAGCGCCAGCGAGCCCTAGCGACTGCTGCGGAGGAACTCAAGAAAGCACTCCCTGACTTCACGCCGCAGATGGCGCAGGCAATCCGCGAGAACACGAAGGCTTACGGCTTCACCGACGCCGAGCTGGAACACGTCACCGATCACCGCCTGGTGCTTGCACTTAAGGACGCGATGGCGTGGCGACAACTCCAGGCCAAGAAGCCCGAAGCCATGAAGAAGGTAGCCGAGGCGCCAAAGGTCATCCGACCCCAAGCCCCGGCACCCAAACGCGAGAACAAGTCAGCCGCAGAGCGCCTACGGAACACCGGGCGCGCGTCTGAACTCATCAACTTCCTCTGAAAGAGAACTGAAATGCCTCAACCGTCAGAAACCTTTGACAGCTACGACGCTGTTGGTATCCGCGAAGACCTGCAAGACAAGATTTACATGGTCTCGCCCGAGAAAACGCCCGTGATGAGCGCTGGCCGCCGCTTCAAGGCAAGCCAGAAGCTGCACGAATGGCAGCGTGACTCGTTGGCGACCCCCAACAAGGACAACGCTGTCATTGAAGGTGACGACCGCTCGGGCACGGCTCTGACCGCTACCGCTCGCGTCGCCAACACGACTCAGCTCTTCGACAAGATCGCCGTTGTCACCTCGACCAACGAGAAGAGCAAGGCTGCCGGTCGCTCCAGCGAAATGAAGTACCAAATCGCCATGAAGGCGATCCCGGAACTGAAGCGCGACATTGAAGCCATGTTGATCTCCAACAACGTGGCCGTGGCTGGCAACTCGTCCACCGCTCGCAAGGCGGCTGGCCTGGGTCGCTTGATCTACACCAACGTCTCGCACGGTGCCACTGGTGCCACCCCGGCCCACACCTCGGGTTTGGCGACCTCGGCAATCACCGCTGGCACGGCTCGCGCCTTCGCTGAAGCGCAGTTGAAGACGGTTCTGCAAAGCATCTACACCAACAGCGGCGAAATGCCCTCGATGGTGTCGTTGACCCCTTCGCACAAGGCTGGCTTCTCGGCGTTCGCTGGCATTGCCCAGAACCGCCGCGAAACGGGCAAGAAGCAAGCCGTGATTGTTGGCGGTGCTGATGTGTATGTTGGGGACTTCGGCGAACTGTCCATCGTCCCGAACTACGTTCAGGCAACGGCCAACAACGGCACCGCTCTGATCCTGAACCCCGAGCACTACGGCGTCGCGTTCTTGCAGGACTTCCAGACGACCCCGCTTGCCAAGACCGGCCACACCGACAAGGAAATGGTGTTCGCTGAAGTCACCACGGTGGTGACCGCCGAAACGGCGCAGGGCAAGGTTGCCGACCTCACCCCGTAAGCAACTCCACAACCTGACCTCTCGCCCGCCTGGGGAAACCTGGGCGGGCTTTTTTGTATGTCCACTTTCAAACTCACTGAGTACGACGCCCAAACCGGCATCCGTACAACCGTCCACAAGACGGAAAACCAGGTGGTCATTCAAAAGACCGAGGACGTAGAGCCGATGCTGCGCGCAGCAGCAGAGGAACGCGCCTGGAACCAAGGCCAACGCTGGGGCGATGGCATGAAAAAGGTTGGCACCGTCCCAATGAGCGTCGTCGCCAAGTTCATGCGCCAAGACGGCGGCTTTGATGCCAAACGCTGCGCCCAATGGCTCAAAGAGAACCCCGCTTTCGTGGTCTATGACCGTTTCCTGCTGCCATGACCTATGCCGAACTGATTACCAAGGCCGCGGCCTGGGCGCATCGCTCCGACCTTGCGCCACTCATGCCTGACTTTGTGGAGTTGGCAGAGGCAAAGCTGAACCGCGGCCTGCGTGTGCGTCAGATGGAAGCCGTGCTCACCGGCACGATTGACGCAAACAACGAAATCGCCTTGCCTGCCGACTTCGCAGCGATCAAAACGCTGTCCCCCGTTGGCTATCAGGGCGCAACCATCATCCCGCAGACGCTGGAGACGGTGATTGGCTCGGGCCGCATCAATGGCACGCCGACCCTCTACGCAGTGACCGAATCGGCCATTCGCTTTGATGGCACTGGCGATGTGGAGGGCGTGTATTTCAAGCGCATCCCCGGCCTGGTGGCGAACGGCTCCAACTGGCTGTCCACGACTCACCCCGACCTTTACCTGTGGTGCGTTCTGGCAGAGGTTGCCGCATACACGCTCGACACGAATCAGGGCGCGTTCTACACGGCTCGGGCAGATCAGGCCATGGCGAACGTCACCAACAGCGACATGCGCGACCGATTCAGCGGCCAACTGACCGCACGCAAGGGCTAACGATGCCGATTGAATCCGCCTCCTTTATCTCGCAGCTCAACACTGCGAACCCCACGGCCTCAGACCCCAAGAGCGAGGGCGACGACCAGATCCGTCTGGTCAAGTCCGTCCTCAAAGCTCAATTCCCCAACTTCACCGCAGCGGCTGTTAACCCAACGGTTGCCGAGGTGAACCGGCTGGTTGGCGTGACTGCCGACATTCAGGGACAGATTGACAGTAAGGCGGCTCTGGCCTCGCCTGCCTTCACTGGCACCCCAACCGTTCCCACAGCAACGGGCGGCACAAGCACCACGCAAGCGGCAAGTACGGCATTCGTGCAAGCCGCCATTGCATCGGTGAACGCACAAACGGCCACGGTTCTGACCATCAGCGCATCGGCTGCAATTTCTGCCGCTGCGGGCCAGCACATCGTTTGCACCAACGCAGGCACGGTGACGGTGACTTTGCCCGCCTCGCCCTCTGCCGGTGACACGGTTTGGGTGACTGTAGGCAATGGACGCACGGACACGGTGATTGCGCGCAACGGTCAAAACATCATGAGCCTTGCAGAAGACATGACCGCAGATAGCGCCAACGTGACGGTGCAACTGCGATACATCAACTCAACTCTTGGATGGAGGCTCGTCTAAATGTCCACCCTCTCGCAATTCACGGGCGGCGGGGCTACCAAAGCCATCGTCAATAGTTGCTCGACAAGTGGTTACACGCCGACGAACTTCGATATTTCAGCAAACGGACTGCAAAACCAGGGCCGCGAAGTCCTGTCCGGCGCTTTGACCGCGAACACGCTCAAAACGCTACTGACGGTGACGCAGGCTGGGCAGATGCCCTTCCTAACGGCGTACAGCAAAGACGCAACAACCCGAACCATCCGAGTGGTTGTTATCGCAGATGGGGTGACGGTTTTCGACTCCACATCAGGATCGATTGGCTCTACAAATCGTGGCTGCATTGTTGCTGGGAACCACACATGGATCACCGCTAGCGTGCTAGGCCAAGGCTCCCCCATTCGTTGGGCTCAATCCCTTGTGGTTCAGGTTGCATCCTCGCTGACCGAAACCGACAAGGTGGCCATCGGCTACGTTCTGAACTGAGGCGCACCATGAGCGAAGCAAACCAAGTCGCCCCCGGTGTCATTGAGTACGGGCCGCCAGGAGTCACTGACAACAGCGGGGTTCCTCGATCCGTCACCATGCGCCAAGCCCGCCTCGCTCTGTTAGCTGCGGGCAAGCTGGCTGCGGTGGAGTCGGCCATTGCCGCCCTGTCTGAGCCTGCCAAAACCGCCGCCCTGATCGAGTGGGAATACTCCAACGAAGTGCAACGCCACAACGGCTTTGTCTCTCAGTTGGCCCCGGCTTTGGGCATGACCGAAGCGCAACTAGACGACCTGTTCGTCCAAGCCGCAAGCCTCTGATGCGCGTCATCCTTGTTCGCTCCCGATCTTTGGGATCGGTGCTGATCCGCGCTCGCCTGTGGGAGAACTGGTCACACGCCGCCATCCTCCTGCAAAACGGCGACATCATCGACGCCACGTTCAAGGCTGGTGGGGTGCGCCGTCGCAAGCTAGACGACGTGCTCAAGCACGCCTCGGACTTCCGCGTCATCACGCTGCCCATCCCAGACCCCGTGGCCGCTGCCTCGTTCCTGCACGCGCAGATCGGCAAGCCTTACGACTGGCGCGCCATCCTTGGATGGGCCACGTCGGATCGAGAGTGGGCCGACGACTCCGCTTGGTTCTGTTTTGAACTGGTGGCCGCTGCTGCGCAAGCCGGTGGCCTGCACGCCTGGAACGACCTCAAGCGCGTCTCAGGCTGGCAACTGGAACAAGCCGCCCAATGAACGTCACCATTCCTTTGGCGGGGCAGTATGGGCTGATCCAAGACCAGCCGCCGCAAGAGCTGCCCATCAACGCATGGACTCGCGCTGACAACATCCGTTTCCGCTCGGGCTTGGCTGAACGTGTGGGCGGTCATGTGTCGGTGTTCACAGCCCCCAGCGTGACCCCTCTGCACTTGGCCCCCTACCAAACGGCCACCAAGCGGTTTTGGGTTCACTGCGGCACGGCTTCGGTGTTTGCCGACGATGGCACCACGCGCACCAACATCACCGGCACGGCTCCGACTGGCACGGTAAACGACAAGTGGACCTCCACCGTCTTGGGTGGCGTGCTGGTCATCAACAACGGCAAAGACTCCCCACAGTTTTGGGCGGGCACTGGCACGCTGACCAACCTCACCGGCTGGAATGCCAACTGGAAGTGCCAAAGCCTCGTCGCCTTCAAAAACTTCTTGGTCGCCTTCAACATCACCAAGACGACGACCAACTACCCGCACATGGTCAAGTGGTCGGACGCTGCCGACCCTGGCGCGGTTCCTGCCTCGTGGGATGAAACCGACGCCACCAAACTGGCCGGCGAACAGGACGTGGCAGAGACGCCAGACCTTGGCGTCGATGCCTTGGTGCTTGGGGATGCGCTGTTGCTCTACAAAGAGCGCAGCATCTATGCCATGCGATTCATCGGTGGCACTCAGGTGTTCGAGTTCCGCCGCGTCCCTGGCAATTACGGGATGCTCGCCAAGGGCTGCGGCGCCGTGACCCCGAAGGGGCATGTGGTGCTGGCTAACGGCGATGTCGTCTTGGTGGACGGGGTGAACGAACCCCAAAGCATCCTGAGCGACCGCCTGAAGACTTGGCTGTTTTCGTCTCAGATCGACTCCGCCGCCTATGCCAAGTGCTTTGTTGTGGCAAACCCTTCCCGGTCTGAGGCGTGGATTTGCTACCCGGAAGTGGGGCAAACGATTTGCACCAAGGCTCTTGTGTGGAACTGGGATGCCAACGTGTTCGGTGTCCGCGAACTGCCCAATGCCTACCACGCAGCATCGGGTCTGCTGGATTACGCCGCGTCAACCGCTTGGAGTTCTGACGCTGAGACTTGGGCAGACGACGCCACGCTCTGGAACCAAGACGAATTCACCCCCGCCGATCCTCGCCTGCTGATCGCCTCCAGTGCCCCCGGCATCTTCATGGCCGACGCGGGATCATCGTTCGCTGGTTCGGCTGTCACAGCAACCCTAGAGCGCACAGGCCTGGCCTTCGACGCACCCGAGCAAGTCAAGGTCATCCGCTCGGTGTTCCCACGCATCGACGCCCCCGCAGGCACCCAGGTGCAGATCACCGTGGGCGCTTCCATGGACGCAGAGCAAGCCACGGTCTGGGGCAACCCCGTCACCTACACGGTGGGCTCTACCTACAAGGCCGACACCTTCGCCTCGGGTCGCTTCCTCTCGCTTCGCATTTCTTCGACAGGTGGCCCCCGCTGGCGCATCAAGTCCATGACCGTAGACATTCAACCTCAAGGCCTTTACTGATGGAAAAGCCTCTCATCTGGACGACCAGCGGCAATGTGCCCATTGAGTCGCTGACCTACCAAACCGCTTGGGACATCCAAGT